CAAGGCGCACAGCAACCCCCGGCGAGCGAGACGCCACCGGCGGCAGAGCGAACGTGGGAAGTCGTGCTAGGTGCGTTGCCCGCAGAGGACAGGCAACTCTACGAGCAACACACGACCGGCCTCAAGTCGGCGCTCGAAAGTGAGAGACGGGAGCGCCGGGGTATGGAGGCCCAGATCAAAGAGCTTGCCAGCAAGATGAAAGACGGCAGCGACGAGAAGCGGCGTCTGGACGAGATGTCCACGCAACTGGCGACCGCCAACGAACGCGCCGACTTTTATGAGGAAGGCGCGCGCCCGGAGATCGGCTGCGCCAACCTGGGGCTGGCTTGGCTGGCGATCCAGGCGCGACGCGAGGACTTTGTCAAACGCGGGCGGATTGACTGGCCGAGTTTCAAGGCAGCCTATCCGCAGTTATTCGTATCGCCCGCGCCCCCACCGGGGCACGCGGGGACCAACACGCAGGCCCAGCCCGCAGCCGTGACGATGAATCAACTCATCCGGCGGGCGGCTGGCCGCGGCTAACCTATGAAGGAGTAAAACGAAATGCCTTACAACAGCGTTATCTCGCGCACCGATGCGGCGGCCCTTATCCCGCAGGAGGTTAGCGCCGAGATTCTCAAGCACGTTGCAGAGACGAACCCGCTCATGTCGCTGGCGCGCAAGCTCCCGAATATGTCCAGCTCACAGCGGCGGATTCCAGTGATGAGCGCCCTGGCTACCGCATACTTTGTCAGCGGTGACACCGGCCTCAAGCAGACCACGGACGTGACGTGGGCGAATGTGTACATTGACGCCGAAGAACTGGCCGTTATCGTGCCGATCCCGGAGGCCGTGCTCGACGATTCGAGCTACGACGTTTGGGGCGAAGTGCGACCGGCGGTTGAGGAAGCCTTGAGCCTCGCCATCAGCGGCGCGGTTCTGTACGGGACGAACATCCCCGCGTCATGGACGACCAACCTGGGCGCGGCCGGCCTGGTTGCGCGCTGCACGGCAGCCAGCCATACCATCAGCGCCGCAGCCTACACCGACCTGTACGAGGCGGTGTTGGGCGAGACGGCGGGCGGCGTGGACGGCCTGTACATGCTGGTCGAGGCGGACGGCTTCCAGGTGACGGGCAACATCGCGCATCTGAGCATGAAGGGACTGCTCCGCAACACGCGCGATGTCAACGGCCTGCCCATCTTCCGCGCTGCGAACGGCAGCACGCAAGCCAAGACGACCTATGAACTGGACGGGACGCCGATTTACTTCCCGTCAGACGGCAGCATGGTCGCAGCCACCAGCCTGATGATCTCGGGCGACTGGTCGCAGCTCGTGTACGCCATGCGCCAGGACATCACCTACAAGATTCTTGACCAGGCCGTGATCCAGGATGCCACCGGCGCCATCGTCTACAACCTGGCGCAGCAAGACATGGTCGCGTTGCGGGCCGTGATGCGCCTGGGCTTTGCGCTGCCGAACCCGATCAACCGGATGAATGCGACGGCGCTGACCCGCTGCGCGTTCGCAACCTTGACGCCATAGCAAGACAGGGGTGACTCTGCCTACAGGAGTATCAAAATGGGTTTGTTTCCCAAGAACCTCAACGAGTTTGTAGCGGGCATGGGCATTCCTCGCGGCCCTCTGTCCAAAGTCTACCTTGTTGATCCCGTGAACGGGAGTGCGAGCAACACCGGCACAACTTGGCAATCGCCTCTTTTGTCAATCGAGGCAGCCGAGAACTTGTGTGTTGCCAACCGGCATGACGTTGTTCTATTCCTGGCGGGTGCGACGGCCAATGTTCAAACGGCCATGATCACCTGGGACAAGAACTATACGCACCTCATCGGCGTTGGCAGTGAACTACCCGGCGTGGGGCAGCGATGCCGCATCGTGGCGGGAGCGGCGCTTGACCTGGATTCTCCGCTGACTATCTCGGCCAGTGGCTGCATCTTCAAGAACTTTCAGGTCAACAACGAGCACGCTGCTGGCGCGGCGACGGGCGGGACTATTGTCACCGGGCTGCGCAACTACTTTGAGAACGTGTTCTTTATGAACCCGACCTCGGATTTCGCCGCCTCGTATGCGCTCAAGTTGTCCGGCGCCGAGAACTACTTCAAGCGTTGCAGCATCGGGCAGAACACGAATCCGCGCAACACAGGTGCAAGTCGCAATCTGTGGATGAACTTGGGGTCCAACGGCAACAAGTTTGTGGATTGCGAGTTCCGCAGTTGGGCTGGTCAAACCGCGCATGTCTTAGTTTTCCTGGACATAGACATTACCAATGTGGCCTACAACGTCCAGTTCGAGAACTGCCTGTTCCAAAATCTGACCATCGGCGGGGCAGGCGGCACGCTCGCGGTTGCGATTGACGACAACTGCGCGACGACCGACCACCAAGTTCTGTTGCGCGGGCAAGGCAACTGCTTTGCCGGATGCACGGCGGTTGCTGATCCGTTGACCTACGTCTTGAAGGCTGAGACGGGCACGGGCACGCAATCCGGCTTGTTGATGGCGACCGTGGCCGAATAGCAAGGCGGGAGTGATCCCGGCCTTTTAGGAGTATCGAAATGACTGTAGCAATCTCGACCGATGACGCCCAGAGCGGATGGCTCAAAATCCACATCCTGGGCAACGCAGTCGCCGCCGGGTTGGTTGGGCAAGTCGCCAACCCCGAAGGCGTGCTGCTCCAAATCTGCGAAGGCTATCTCTACTTTACCACGGCCTCGACGGCGGCCTCGACATTTAATGTCGGCATCGCTGCAACGGGCGTGGACAACGCCGACCTGCTAAGCGCGTTCGCCATGAACTCGGCTGCCGGAACGGTGTGGAAAGTCGTGGGCACCGATCTGGCGGCTGAAGGTGCGGCGACCACGCCTCGCGGCCTGCTGTGGCCGGCGGCATCGTTCCTGACCGTGACGAGCGCGGCGCAAGCCTCAACCGGCCTGGTGTGCGACCTGTTCTTGCGCTACATCCGGCTGGCGTAACGGGGGCGACACATGGCAGCAACAGCGGCGCAGATTTTGCAGGTACGGCGAATGACGGGCTTGACTGGGACGGCCTCGGCTGAATACACCGACGCACAGATCACGACCTATATCGAGGCGCATCCTTTGCTCGACGAGCTGGGGAGCGAACCCTACTCATGGGATAGCTCAACCGAGCCGCCGACGCAGGATGAGAACACCGACTGGATTCCTACCTACGACCTCAACGCCGCTGCTGCTGACATCTGGCAAGAGAGGGCGTCCGCGCTGGCCGCGCGCTTTGACTTCTCAGCGGACGGCGGGAACTACTCTCGCAGCCAGGCTTTCGAGCAATACATGAAGCAGGCACGGTACTACAACTCGCGCCGCTCGGCGCGGGTCGCGCTTTCGATCCAATGGCCGCCCGAGAACACGAACGAGCCAGTGCCCACATGGGTGGGCAACCTGGCTGAGCCGGACTAGATCATGGAGATGGATCACTTTAGCACCGACGAACTGACCGACATGCAGGCCGCGCAGATAGCCGCCATGATGGACTGCTGCGACATCCTGCGCTTTGCCAACGCCGGGGCGGATGGCTACGGCAAGCCGGGCCGGACATGGGTCAAGGCGTATGAGGATGTGGCCTGCGGCTTTGGCTATCCAGCGCCGCGTGAGTCAATGGGCCTGGCGCAAGCCGAACACTTGGAGGCCAAGCTCCGGCTGGCGCTCGGGACCGACATCACCAACCTTGACCGGGTGACGATCACCGAGCGCTTCGGCGTCATCGAGGCCGACCCGGTCACTTACGAGATCGGCGGGCCAATCGAGCAAGGACCAAGCGGCATCATCGTCTGGCTGCGGCGGGTGACGAATGCCTGATGTCAAGGCCGAAGTCAACCTGAAACTCGATCACGTCAATGTGATCGTCAAGAAGGCGACCGAGGAAGCCCTGGCCGCGCTGGCTTTCCAAATCGAAGGGCAGACGAAAGCCAACATCAGCAACAACGACCAGGTGGACACCGGCTTCATGATGAACTCGGTCTACACCATAACGCGGCGCGATAGTAGTTACGGGGCCGCGAGGCAGACGGGCGAATACCGGAACAAGGCCGGGGACATGGTTCGGCGCAAGCTCAGCCCAGAGGAACGGCTGCCGAGTGATGCGGCGGCAGGCGTGATCGTCGGCGCGGCCTATGCGATCTATCAGGAACAGCGCGACTCGTTTCTGTTC